TTGAAAAAGGTGCTGATCCATGTGCATTATGCAAGTATGGTCGATCGGTGTTTATGTTTGCGCTCAATAATATTACACTGATCAATTATACTTGCATAATTCAGTATTTTTGTGAAATTGATGTAGATCCTAACTTAGGTGATTTTTCACCATTATTCCATTCTTGCAGAGAAAAAAAACATATTACTGTTGTCAAAATGCTGCTTGAAGCAGGTGCTGATCCAGATTATACTGAGATTATGACATGTAATTCTCCACTAAAAATGGCTATTCGTTATGAGGATAAAGAATTAATTGATTTATTACTGAAATATACGCAAAAAATTAAGATTAAATACAAGGTTTATTATATCAGTTCTTCTGATGATTGAAATAAGATGGGAAGAGGGGGTTACTCTGGTTTTGTGCCATTAAATTTCATGGTCTTCGGACCATTCTTTTCAGCATTTTCTGCAGCAGCCTCTGCTTCTACACGCATTTGTGCCACCTTCTCTGGATCATTCATTTTTTCTTCTACCTCATTATAGACTTTTTGTGGGAAATATCTCTTTGCTAGTTGCTTGCCAAAGGTGATTTCAGCATCGTGTTGAGAAATTCTACCGTTCTCCATGCCTTTTCCAAGAGCCAGTCCATTCTGGACTAGACTCAAGTCAATATGACGCTCTTTCAATAGGCATACCTTGAAAATATAGGGAGCATTAGCTGCCAGAAGTGGATATTTTCCAATAAAATGGTTTACACAAGCATCAGCCTTTTCGTCTGGAATACCAAGGCGATCAGACTCTTCCCACGCTTCTGCAGCTTCCTTAAGCAGTTTCTTAGTCAAGGCGTTTTGGGTGGTAGTAACTTCCTCGAACATGTTTTTAATATCCCGATACATATCGGCATTAGTATAAGGGCGGAATTCTACTTCATTTTCACTCATTTATATTATTATTTTATTAAATGCGTTTGCTTTAAAGCGCACAATCAAAAAAAGTGATTTTAAGGCTAATTAAACTTTATCAAAAATGAACAGATCATCATCCCTTTTCTGTATTGCCGCTTCTAGTACCAAGACTGGAGTCATTATTTACGAAGATGCCCCCAATCATAGTATCACTAAGTGTCTGGTTAATATCCATGAAATTGATCAACGAAGACTAATTGTTGTATCTAAGAATCCGAGTAAAGACTTCCCTAACGTCAGATATTATGACGTTCCAGTCAACACTATTATAGAGAGTTTCAAGGGTCAGGTTGAGGCTATTCTCTTGACATTCAATAGACCTCAAGAAAAGGCATGTCTCTATGAGAATCTCAATTATATTAAAAAATGTGTCACAAAGAGCTGTGTTATTTGTATAGACTTTTCTATTGGTGACAAAAATTTCAAGAACCAGTTTGACAATTTCACTAAGAGTCTTGGAATCACGTCTAATAAACGAAGAAAGGAAAATTACGATGAAGAAGGACGACCAAGGTGCTTCATCGAATACTTGATTACAGTCCCTGTTATTGTTAGTAAACCAAGTAGTTCTCCTATACTAACCTTTAAGAAGAGTATTGTGAAAAAGGTGACAAAGAATCGGGATATTCAGGCATTAATGAAGAGACTTGATGAGCTTGAAAAAATGGCTGAATTATATCTCCAGATTGTTAACCTTCGAAAAATCGATTTTAAAGACCTTTAATAACTGGTCCCAGAAAGCCTAGTTCTAGACGCAAGATCTGGACTTCTTTTTTTTAATACTACCACTACCCAACAAAAAAACTGATTATCCCTTATTTTTTGTTCATTTATACACGTACACATCATGGATCCTGTTTTTAAGAGATACAATTCTGCTTGTGTGGATGCTATTAATAGCTATTATCCAGAAGGGGTGATCTTAACTCCACATGGATTTTCAACTAAATACCTTATTGAAGAAGGAATTAACCCTACCAGATTTGTAATCTACAAATCAGTAGAATTAAAAAAAAGTATGAGTGTATTGTCTAATTATTCAGCTGTCAATATTTCTAAAACATTATCAACAATCGATAATATAAAGGATATTGAACAATGTAAAATTGTTAATGATCATATCATTACACTAATCTTCTCAGAAATTTCCCAACAAAATCATAAAGAGATTTGTGAGAAAATCAAGACTATCAAATCATCTGAATTGATTTTCCATGAATATGATGCAATTAAAAAAACTGGTTACTATGTAACCTTGGTCAAAAAGGAAAGAAAGAAGCGATCACTTGAAGATGTTCAATCTCTCGTGAAAAGAGCCAAAACGTATCACAAAATTAGAGAGCAAAATCAAGAGCTCGAATCAATTATAGTCACAACAAAAACCAATGAACAAGAACTTCAATTAGATCTTGTTCGACTCAGATCTGAGAATCATGATCTTAAGACTAGTAACGCAAAGTTGTCTGGGATGTATCAAAGACAACAAATAGATATAGCTCTATTACAAAGAAAGAACAAAGACCTTCAAGAGACTCTCGACGAAGTTACATCGTTTTCCTAAAAAACTGATTCTCCGTCCTTTTTTTGCTTTTATACACACAATGAAGTCATATACTGATTTTGCCACAGATTTTGCTATGATTGTCCAAGACAAAATTTCCGAAGCAGATCGTGATAGGGGAAATAGAACTATTATTTTCCAGGAACCGAAAAGCGATCCTCAAGTCATTCCACAATTATTGGACGCAGACTTTGAATACTGTCTTGATGAGCTTGATTTTATGGTCTCGTCAGAATATGAAAAAGAGATCGGTGAAAAATTCAATGGAGTTGTAATCGAAAACAATACAGTTGCGACATTAGTTGCTGAATATGATAGTGAAGACTATGATATTGCGGCTGTATGGGTTGCAACTACTAATAAGTTTTCATCAATCAAGACTCAAATTAGACAGATTGCGGCTTCTCCGAATATTAAGAGTGATACAATATTGGCTGTATCATTCAAGGAAGATGAAGACACAATTGAAGAAGACAATGACTTTATTCAAAGAGAATTTGCCAAAAATGGGCTTAAGTGCTATATAGAGAAAAAATACATTAATGACTCAAACCTCCTCTTTTGGTCATACTTCATTGTGAAAAACAAAACCTCAAAGGGGAAGCGTAAATTAGATGAACCACAATCCCCAAGAAAAAAGGCTAAAACAATGGAACTTAAGGAATCACAACCAACTGAAGAACAGATTCGATTGTGGGAAGCCCAGATTGAACAACTTGAACTCAAGGTCGAAAGACTTTATGATGCAATAAACATCAAGCTAAACAGAGCAGGAATCTTCTAAAAAAATGATTTTATACCTTTTTTATTGTATTCAAATGAAGGTATCTCACAAAAAGAAGCATTTGCCTACGACATACTGTGTTAGAAAGAAACATCCATTACAAATACGGATAGAAAGCCTTGAAAATGTAATAAATAAACTATTACTATGTCTTTGAAACTTTCTTTTTATTTTTACAACAACAAACAGAACTTATCACATCTCCAAATTAATTGACAAAAAGGTACTCCTTCCACTAAAAAAACTGATTTTTTGTACATAATTTTCTTACACACATACGTAATAATGTCTACCGCCGCTGCTACCCAAATCATCACTACCGTCACTGCCGAATTTGCTAAGATCATTGCAAAATATTGTATGCCTATTGGTTATATTTTGTACAATGATACGGATAATGGTGACTATACCAATTCCTTTGTTAAAGAAGGAATTGACAAGATGAGATTTATGATTGACGAAAATAAGGGTGAGTTTGTCACAAAAAACTATCCTACAATACTTACACGAGAAAACAATGAAAATCGTCCATTAGTTGCTCTTGCATGTAATTGTGCTTTCGATGGCACATTACTCAGAACAGGTAACAAAGAATTGCAGAAGATTTTTATGGGTAGTCCCATTGAATTAGTTGTTTGTCTCAAGATTGTTTTTCTTGGAGATGGGACCTCAGAAAAAGCTGTGGCAAGAATTTCCAACTTGAACAATGTTGAAATTTTGAAGCAATTCAAAGATCACAAAAGGATGTGGGTTATTTTCAAGAAAAGGGCAACACAAAAACGCCCAATTGAATCCACATCAACCCAACAAAATAAGAGAAAGTGTACAACACGCGTTACACCAATCCCAACTGCGATTATTGAAAAGAAGACAACACACGGTCGGGAAATTAAAGAACTGATGAATACCATTAATCGACTTGAAGGTCAAGTAGCACATACAATCGTTGAAAAGAATAAAATACAAAAAGAATTAGAATCGATGAAAGAACAAAATGATCGACTTGAAGGTCAAGTCGGACAATTGGAAATTGATTTCCAAACGATTAATGCAAATTACGAAAAACTAATCAAGCTTCTTGGTGAGTAGATTCGTTTTTTTTATTTATTTTGATCCAATTACACTTCTTTAATCGATAAATTTATTCATTTTGCGAATACTCCCATTTTATTTTTTCCATTGTAAATGTATATATGATGAAAAAAATCGTTATTATGGGTGCAGGAGTTGGCGGTATGTCTGCTGCACATTTTATCGCTACTTCCAAGCATGCTAAAGAATTCGAAGTTCATGTAATTGAAAGAAATTCTATTGTTGGAGGTCAAGCAAGAAGTGAAGGTAAACCAAACACGGGTGTTGATGGCAGAAAAGATGCTCCTGGTGAATATTGTTGGCGAGCTTATGGACCTGGATACAATAATTTGCGTCAAGTATTAAAAGAAATTCCAGTTGATGATATAGAAGGCGTTGATAATGTACATGATCTTTTGTTAGATCTTAATGATTTTGTTTATACACGTGACAACGGAGAAGTACTTACTATTAATACTGCCAGTGGATCGGAAAATAAACTTAGTTCAACTAAACAATTATTGAAACGAACATCATGGAGCGACTTTTATAAAACTCTTGATACCTTCGTTTATAGCGCAATGTCTTGTGATGAGCGCAATCAATCGCATGACGATATCACATGGAAAGATATGATGAAAAATCTTAGTGTAGAAATGAAGAAATTCGCCATTAATCCTATTGGAATTTATTATGGTCTTGATATTGATAAAACCAATGCTTCTGCCGTTCTGGATACTATGGGAGATATTGCAACTTTTGTTGGTGGCAATACATTCTCATTCAGTGTCATGACAGGACCAACAAATGAAATGTGGTTGGATCGCCATAAAGCATTCCTTGAAAGTAAGGGTGTCAAATTCCATATGTCAAAAAATATCACTCATGTTGCATATGATTCAGAATCAAACAAGATTGTTGATGTTGTTCTTGATGATTCAGAAACAATTAAAGGAATTGATTATGCTATTTGTAGTCTTCCAACAGAATCTGCTGCCAAACTCCTACGTGATACACCATGTGGAACTAAATTAGGTATGTTAGCACCTCTTGGAAAACAAATCCAAACCAGTATCGCATTTCATTTAGATGATCTTGTTCTCTTTCCTAATCCCAGTACAGTATACATGGTCGATTCTCCATGGGTACTTATGATTCTGCCACAAGGTCATCTTTGGAAAAATGTTAATATGGCTGATTATGGTGATGGAAATATCAAGGATTACTGGGCTGTTGGTGTCGGAAATGTTAATGTGCCTGGATTAAATGGCAAAACATTTTTGGAATGCACGCGCGAAGAAGCTATTAAAGAAGTTTGGGATCAATGTTTGAATTCCAAGGCACTTGAATGTGGTGCAAAAACAGAATCAGGCAAACCACTTACTGAAGTAAAAGTATTAGATACCTACTTATGGAATAGTTTTGAACGTAATCCTGTTTCTGGATTAATGGATACTTACGAACCAAAATTCAGTAATAATGTTGGTACACTTGCTACTCGACCACATACCCGAACGGAAATAGACAATATGTTCTTTGCCACTGCGTATACTCATCATTCTGGTCATATATTCAATATGGAAGGAGCGTGTGAAGCTGCAAATAATGCAGTTAATGAAGTCTTTTCGGCAGAAGATCTTGATTACATTAATACTAAGAAAGATAAACGTCGATTTTTAGGTGCTGTATTTTGTCCATTTAGACAAGTCGATAAAGCTTTCTTTAAACTTGGATTACCTCAATTAAGTAAATTTACTTGTGGATCACTTCCATTGCTAGGTCTCTCACTTGGTGGACTAGCTTGGGGTATTTTAAATGTATTGTAAATAGAAGTGCTCAAAAAAATGATTATTGTTAAGAAATATATCAAACATAATGAATACTCAATTTGTCAAACTCTTTCATGAAAATATCCCTGCCAATGCTGGCAGAATCATAGTTCCTGATGATTCTTGTCAAAAAGATTTAATTGAATCAGGAATCACAAAGAAACGATTTGAAAATGACAAAGAAGCTATTTCAGCAGTATGGTTAAGAACAACAGGAACCATCTTTGATTTAACAGACGGTATTAGAAACATTGTATCATCTCCTGATTTGTTTGACGGAACAATTCTTGCAATGGAGTTCAAGGGAAGATATAATAAGAAAATTGATATAACTTCTATATATGATCGCATTAATATGCCAAAAAAGAGACATTTAAAATTATATCATGGAAATAAAATCACAGGTCTTACAATCGAAGGTACTGAATTCTGGATTTATAAATTGAGGCGTGAAAATAATAAAAAACAAAAAATAGTTCAATCAACAAGTGACGCTGGACTTATCGAACCAGAACTCGTTACAAGACTGAAAGCGCTTGAAAATAAATTGAAAGGCGTATTTGATGCTATTGAAGCATCGTGGGACTAAATGGTCTCAATTTTTTATTTACTGCTGAAAGAATTTCAACTGTTCCAATAAATTCATATCTATTCATCATGATAAAGAAGATTCCTACTTCAGTCAAGTAACTTCCAAGAATTACTGCAAACACAGCATAATCAGTTCCAGTAATTATATTATCGTCCCAGGATTTCCAGAAAGTAATACCGAACGCCAAGAGTCCTCCTAGTACAAGCGGACCTATTTTCTTCAATAAGAAATCCCAATTTTTTGTGTCTCTCGCTTTACTTTCAAGTTTAATGTTTGGTGACTCCTCGGCGATTTCCTTTTCTAATTGTGCCTCTATTTTCTTAAGTTGATATTCTGGCATCTGTTTTGCCATGATTCCACTAATACGATAGACTTTATCATCAATAATCTTAAAGACGAATTCAGACACAATTTCATAAAAGAATACTGTTTGAATGATAGCAAAAACAAGAAAATTCCAAAAAACTTTTGATAACCCAAGAAGTTCCATCTTTTATTTTACTGGTGAAAAAATTGATTGTTTATCAAATAAAAAGAATAAATAATCAATTATGGAAGACTTCACTGTTGTTGAAACTATTTCAAATGAAGAAGAAAATAAGTACATCCAATACATTCTACAACATATTCACAAAAATAGATTTGAACCATTTTGGATTATGCACATTGTTTGGTGGAAACTTCCGAACATTGATATTATTCCAAAAAATGAAGACGGATTTAATTGGAGTAATATGTTTCTCGAATTAAATGATGCTCTTGAAGCATATACGGGACCTCACAAATTCATTGTCAAGTATTATAAAGATTCACAATTCTATGTCATTGTATTACCAAAAACATATAATTACAACTGTGTTTTTGATGAAGTTTATTATATTGAAAACGTTCGTTATGGAACAAATAGTAATATCTATTTCAATGATATGAGAACACATCCGAGTTACAAATTATATGGATTTGATAACTAAATTTTTCCTTTTTTTCCACTAGTAAAATAAAGATGAATCCCATTTTTGGAAAAGAAGTATTTGGAATTCTTTTAACTGCATTCTTTCTAACTGTATTTGAAATAGGCTTCTTTGTTTGGCAAGTAGCACCTACTATTGGTCATAATGTTAAAGGTCTAATTAATTTGTTTGCCAAAGCAATAGCAAAAAATAATCCTGATTTGATTCAAGTACCACCAACTATTTTAACCGCATTGGAAACAGAAGAAACAGACTTAATGCAAAGATTAAATCAAAGTATTATTTTTGATGCAGGTTGGGTAGCTGTGTCTTTGTTGATGTTTCTTGGCATATTTGGATATTCGCTGAAAGGTACTGGTGTAGCACCAATGGACAAAGGATCATTTCTTTTCTTAATTGGTTCTCTTATTCTCTTTATTGCTTTCCAAGTATATTTCTTCTTCGAAGTCAGTATGGCTTATGGTTATCCAGGAAATGAAGAAGCTGTTTTCGCGGCGAAAAAGGCTATGTTAATGGCGGTTAAAGATGCACAAAAAATTAAATAACTATATTATAAATGGGTAATCAAGAAAGTTATTCCAAAGTTTGGGAACGAACCACTAAACGCAATAATGATATTGTCAGTAATCCAGAACATCGCACTAGATATCTTCCTCCATTGCCTGGTGCACAATCTCAGTGGCGAAGAGTTGGTGTTGCTGCTAAGTACAATGCTCAACAGAATATGTTAACCAGTGGATTCCGCTTTGTTCTTGAAGAACAGATGTACAATAATGGATATCGTTACAGAATTCAAGATAATGAAGAAATTGCACCAATTCGTTTGGGATGGCATCAAGTCAAAGTCCGCGATGAACAAGTTCTAAAAGTTCATAATTTCCCAACTGGAGACAGTCAGAAATCAACAGAATTCAGAAGATCACCAAGATTCTTTCGTATAAAACTGGATTTACACACTAATTTTGACGCTAACTACAAACCTGTTAATATTTTTGGAGATTCCCCAATGAATGATTCTAGATATAGAAGTTCTAATGTCAGTATGCCAGTGAGAAAACAGGTTTAATTATTCTAAGGTATTATTCCAAGTATCACCTGCTATTTCTGATTTTTCGTATTCTGGTATATCTTCAATCTTTTCTCCTCTCAATTCGTTTAATTTATTAATAAACTTGTTTAATGGAAGTTCCATACTTATATCATTAATATCTATTTCAGTTATATAATTATTATTGAACCACTTAGTTGATAACATATTATTAAATTTTTCAATTGTCATATGTCCCTTAGTGAATCCAACTATACTAACAAGATATAGCAAATTAATAGCGTATTCATTTGTATATGTTTCATTTATTTTTTTAGATACAGTTTTGATTAGTGAATTATTAACATTTATTCTATAATCAATGCCTGTAACCTCAAATATTTTAAGAATAGTATGGTCCTGAAGTACAAAAGGTTTATTATATTTGATCAATACTTTCTTAATTTGATCATCAAAGTTAGTGTATCTAATAGGATTTTTGGAGAATATTCCAATAAGTCTTAATTCATAACGGCTAAAGTTGTATTGTATGTAACCATATGTTATTTCTCCATTACTTTTATAAATAATCAATGGGAATAAGAAATTTTGTGTATAATTTACTCTAGGTTGACAATGTTTCATCATTGAATCTAAGTAACTTGGAGAGTCAAGTTTATTTGTTTGTTCAGTCCATCTAAAATAATATTTTGTAAGTATATCGAATGATGTATCTGTATTTTGATAATAATCTAAGTAATTACATGTAAGTATACCAGGTCCAAAAAGTACAGTTAAGAATATCCACATTGAACTTCTTTTAATAATATTATCGATAGAGTTTTCTGAGGTGGATTCAGTAGAACTCTGTGATGATTCACTTTTAGCACCGTAATTTTCCCATATTTCTGGATCATCAATATTACCTTCTACAGCACCATTTATTTGAAGAATATTTGCTATATCACTTTCATTATTTAATAAAGCAATATCTAATGGTGTTTTTCCATTGCTATTTTTTTCATTAATTTTTCCTTTTAATTGAGGAACACTCAACAATAATAATTCTAATGCTTGTGGACTATTAATATGATGTAATATATTTCCTCCAACATTATCGTCCCAATTAACTAATTCTTGTTGTTTTTTGCTCAATTCAGAAGCTATACTTGTTGGTACAACAATACTTGTTGGTGTGACAGCTTTACCTTTGTTAACGTTCTTTAAACTAGTAATAATTCCATTTAATTTGGCTATAGCTGAATCAATATCTTCGATCGCCCCACCACCAAATTGTTGGAAATAAGTAAAGTGTTTTTTGGACATTTATTTTAAGGAATGAAAAAAATTATGAAACTGTGATTTTCAGTTTCTCATTCTTCTTTTGAATATTGCCTTCGCGTTTAATATTATTACCATGTCCAACAACAGTATTGCGTGTACCAGTGATATTATTACAATTTCCACTAATCATATTGTTATTACCTACGATTGTACAGTAATTTCCAATAATTGTACAATTATTCGCACGAATAACATTGTTATTTCCAGTAATTTTAGTATTTTTCATACCATACAATTCGCCTTTGTGACACTTGATTTCCTTCATTTTATTCAACAATATAAAGAATTTATTCAGTTTTTTATTGGATATTGTCAAAGAAACTTCTATCCAGTGGATCTGTCTCTTTTGTCCAAGGTCCTGTTAAACCTATTCTAATTCCTGGTGGATAAGCCACATCAATTCTTCTACTTGCACGAGGACCACAACAAACTCCTTCCATAGATTTCCAAACAATCGTAACGATTAACCCGACTAAAGCACCAATAAGAAAAATAGCACCACATAAAATATTATCACCCATTCTATATTAATAAACCTACAAAAGAATATCATTCTCCGAATACTTTTTTAGTTCCTCCCATGTATTTGTATCCATAACCTTCGTCAATCATAAATTGATTAATATTTCTGCCATCAATATAAATAGTACCAAGTAATCTACCATATTTATCAAATTCATGACATTCTAAATCAATTAACTCATCTAAAATCTCATCTGCTAAAACTTTTTTTGCTTTCAAACCTTCCTTTTTTTCTTCTTTGTTCCTGGTTCTAATTTCGGGACTATCATAACCCATCATTCTTATTTTAAACTGTTGATATTTGTGATTAAATTTGAATATAACAGTTATTGTGTCACCATCATAAACATCAATACATTTTGCAACATAACGATTGCCTTCTAAAGAAAATAATTCAGTATCTTCCTTTTCTAATTTTATGAGTCGCCAGTATCGCAATTCACGCCATTTTCGTTTTAAGTAATCCATCCTTTAATTAAAAAAAGAAATTATCTTTACTTTCTAGTTAAGACGGAAAGTCCAATTCCAATAAGACTTGCATTAATAATGTAATGACTTCTCGTATCAATTACTCCATTTTTTTGTTCATAAGTTGATTTAATTGAACTAATGCCAGCGGCAACAATCAATCCAGCACTAACTTTAATGAGAATAGTAGAAAGCTCCATTTTAAGTTGTAATTTATTTAAAATCATTAATCAATTTTTTTGAAAGTACTAAAGACTTCCTATATACGCATAATTCTTATATTGGTACTACACCAGATATGTAAATGAATTGACAAAAGCCATGATACATGTACCTCTTAATTTAACCAGGGATGTTGAAGCATTTGTTCTGGTGTTGCTCGCTTTTCAACATCATACTCTAACATTGGTAATAAAAAGCTCTCAACAGCATCAGCATCTTCTTCAGAGAAATTATATTCTCGTTGAAGAATCTTGCTGATATTTGTATCCTTAAGAAAACTAGGTTTATTTCTAATATTACCAGCGCGATGGAAGTAATCTCTACTAACTTCACCACGTCTTTGAACGTATTTTGGAACATTTCCGAGTGTATTTGTCATTAACCAAAGATGCATTTGATCAACGAGATACTCGTCTTCTTCATCGTCGTCGCTGTCGTCTTCACTATCGCTATCATCACCACTTTCGTCGTCACTTTCGCTATCACCACTTTCATCCATATCGCCAATTTCTATTTCATCAACATATGAATGTGGATCAAATAAGTAATCATCAGTTAATAATTCAAAAACAATACATGCCAATGCCCAAATATCAGTACCACAATCATAATCAGCATCAATGATTCCTTCTAAACTTCTATATTCAGTAGTACCAATATTATTAGTGAAATGTTTGTGCGTCCAACATCCACTCCCTAAATCACCAATTTTTATTGTAACACTCGAATCTTCAACTTTGACAAGAATATTTTCAGGTTTTAAATCTGTATGAATAACCTCATTATTTCTCAGAAATTGCAGTCCTTGTAGTGTTTGCTTAGCGATCTCCTTTACAAGTGGAATAGGCATACCATGTTTATACTTTTCTAATAGATCAAGAAGATTAAGATCCATTTTATCCAAAACCATACAAATGTGTTTCCCTGTCTTACTTTCGTGTTCGAAATGATCAAGTAATCGCACAACATTTGGTGACCATTCCTCATCAGTATTCATACTGTCAAAAATTTCAATCTCATCTTTTGCAGAATCAGTATATTCCTTTTTGCTTTTTTGCACCTTTAGTGCATAAGATTTGTTATCATCACACAAAACTTCCCAGCAATTACTAAATCTTCCATGACCTAGTTTCTTTACAGCTTTATATTTTTGATTAAATATATTACCAGCTTTTATTGGACAATAACCCCCTTTTTTCGGAGTTGACATATTTACAATATTGGTTTAAAAAAAATGAGTCTTAAGATACACACACTTTAAATTACATAATCAATTTTATGTCCAGTATTTAATATTTCCACTAACATCTACTAAAGAAATATTTCCATTTAGTGTATCGTCAGGATTACCGCCAGTTGCATTCCTGAAAATTCTTACAACAACAAGTTCATGAGGAAGAAGAGTATTAATTGGAATACTAAACATTGTATTGAACATAATACCACTACTATTAGAAGGTACTGTAATAGTATTTGAAAATACAGTAGATGGTAAACTACTATTATTAATATTATCACCCATTTTTGCTTTAGCAGCTTCTACTTCGAGTTCAACATCACCAGCGTTGTTGGTAAGTGGTATCCATGATACATAAAATAATAGTGGGCATGCAGTACAAGTTCCGCAGGGAATTCTAATAGTACCTCCAATGGCATCTATAACATTATTTGCCAATACATTAGCTACGGAATTTATTTGCAATGAAGGAGTAAAATCAATATCAGTATTACTAGGAACTTGTGAATTGATTGTTTCCAGTAGTTTTCGATGAAATACAAGTTCTCTAACAACTCGAGCAAAGCCGAAATATTGTTGGCGACCATCATTCCCAATTAATGTATAACTCGGCGAAAGAGTGAATGTGGTTACTTCTGGAATAATAAGAATATTGTTAGTCAAAATTATTCTAACCCAATATTTATTATTTCCATTCAAAACTAATTTCTGCCAAGAAGAAGTCATTAATGAATCGAATCTCATATTTTCTTCTGTACCAGAAGCCCTTTCAAATGGTGTATCAGCGTATTGATCCATCGGTTGGACTGATTCAGAAACCATTACATTAAACTGAGTCCATGTTGCTCCATTCCAATATTGCCATTGACTATCTTGAGATAAATCACTTGTAGCGATATTGGGAATATATGCAACACCATGAAATACCTGATCAGCACCAATATAAAGAGCATTGTTAGTTGTGTTTCCTTGAAGAATAGCAAATTGTTGTGGACTTTGTGCAGGATTAGAAGGTCCAACTGCTAAAGTTGTAAGATCTAACCAAGTACCACTAATTCCGTTACTGTTACTTTGAACAATCATACTTTCTGTATATTGTCCACCTTCACCAACAGACAAACTGCTTGGTTTATTAAGAGTACCAATAACACTACTGGTTCCGCCGAACTCTGTTGTACCAACAGTGACAGCTTGGGAACCTCCTCCAGGTCCCTGTATTAATGGAGTTTGAACAAAACGTGAAGCCAAAACTACGTTTCCATATAAAGTTGTATTATCTCTTGCAGTAGGGATATTAGCCATATATCATATGATCAGAAAAAAAGAAAAATAAACCCAAATAGGAAACTTATTTTTTGTTGAAGGAAAACAATGACATGCGAAGTTAATAAGACAAAGAAAAAAGACTCAGTTATCGTCTTCTTTTCTTGTTCTGTCTCTTATTATTATTATTAATGTTACGCTCGCGCCATTGTTTTCCTTCAACAAAGAATCCCAGTTGATCATAGCTGTGAGCAAACTGACAATCATCCTTGATCAAAACACCATTTTCGTCATAAAATGTCCAACCACAATCCTTTGGTGTACGATTGCACATCATAGTTTTGTAGTCTTGATTCTTAGAACCAAAATCAATGTGTGATAATTCCGGATACTTTTCGACAATTTGATCTCTAGTATAAGGACCAAACTTGATATTTCTGTTAATTAAAGATGGCTTACTAATTTCATTCCACAATGCAGGAATATCATTGTCCAATCTGTTAGTTAAATGATCAAATCTGGTGTTTAAAACACTCAACATGTTTTTCAAATCTGCATTTTCGATTTTCAACATTTCAACTTCATTTTGCAATTGTTCATGTGCTTTCTTTAATGTATCATGTTTTTCTGCTAAAAGCTCATTATTCGGAATATGAGAAGTCTCTGAAGGCAAAGGGATCTCGAAGTATCGTTGAAAGCTTTGGTTGGAATCCATTTATACTCTATAATTAAAAATATAATCAGTTTTTATAGCAAGACTGGAGACGTAAAAACTGAATAAAACAAGCCTGTTAAAAAGTGATAATAACACACTAAATGATGTCAGAACTCAATATTCCTGTGTTTGTGGCTAATGTCGAAGAATGGGTTGAGACCAGTTTCAAAGATAATTTAAACACCAAACAGAAGAAGTATATGTATGATTCATTCAGTAGTTTTCAAGCTCAATTATGGGCTGTGATGCCTAACCCTTTAGTGAAGCCTCATCGAAAGGGAGTTGTTCCCGAACCGAAGATTAATACCAGTAATGAAAGTCTTCTTGCCAAATCCATGGTTGATTTTCTACTCGACCTTCTCTTGGATATTCAACGTTTTGCCAGACAGGTAAGACGTGGTGATCACAAGTTCAAAGAAGGAGATACTACTAGCCAGTACTCACGAAGAAAAATTGCTATGGAAACTTTAGAACGCGATCTTCAGAGCCGCATCAACGCTATGATCCGTTTGATGTCAAAAAGGCTCCCTAGAAAATGAGTCTCAAGCTTCAAGGTCCTTCGGGACCACCTTTTTTTGTTTTAAGGAAGAGAGGTCCTGAAGGACCTTGAAACAAAAAAATTTGACCCCCGGAGGGGTGCGATACTCATTAGTAGGACTGATAAAGGTCTATTAAACTCGCTGCGCAGAGAAGATCTGTCTCAATAATGATACCTGTCTTGCTTGCAAGAGATACTCGCAAGGCAAGTTCGATTAAATGAGGCTCAGATACATCAATCACTTTGATAATACCAGACGGCTTAAGAACACTAAACTTCATATCGGCTTTGTGATTTATGGATCCTATGTCTAGACCTATTTTATTCAATTTCTCTTGGAACAAAATACCCTTTTTGAAAAGTACCATAATCAGTAATAATCTGTTTTCTCGCCAATGCCATACGAGGACCATACGTAGCGACAGCATTCCATTCAATATCAACCTCAAATTCATTGGTGTCTTCTTCAAATTCTATCTCTAAATGGACTCTAAAATTAGGTATGCAGTAGGTAGGGATATCTATATCAATCCTGTTTGAGTCACTTTCCCTGACTTTTTGTTCAGCTACAAATATTTCAATCTTCTTGACAGGAGTTTCGCTTATCACATTTATAGCTGTCAAAAAATCACCATATCGTGGTATATCAAAACTAGCTTTTTTTGGTGATATCCACTTCTTTTTATCACTCCATACATCTTTTTTCCACCCTCTTGATCGAGTTTTTTTAAGGTCTGTATCCATATTTTTATATAATCCCATCACAATACATTCATCTGGTTCAACATCAATTACGTCAAGGCTACTAATTAAGTCTCTTAAAATGACTTTTTCAGGATAAGGAGAAAGTACTTTTTGAATATTTTTCTCACACTGTTCTTTATAAGCCTTTTCTCCATGTTTTTTAATGTATTCGCAAGTTGAACAAGGCTCTATTTTAAAGCTCATTTATTATACTAGTTTATTAAAAATGTCGTTTGTCAGACTCACCTGTCCTGAAAAATTTATGGAAATACCATTTAATAACAATAAATTCGAGATACTCTTAATCGCTGCTTGTGGACCTCGAGGATATTGTTATAGTATTTACGAGTCTTATCCGCGAGTCCATAAGGTTAAAGAAATTGGTAAATCAACAGGTAATTATTCGTTTCCAGAGAAATTTGATGATATTGAAGATATCGTTTCGCATATTGATGCATTTAAAAATATAATTATTTTTGGAATTCGTATCAGGAATCAAAAAGAAGAAAATAAGTACAAAAAATATGGATTTATTGATCATTTGTCAAATCACATTTAAACACCAGTATCAAACTCCAAAACCAATCCATACAAATTAGGAGGACTACCACCTGCAGTTCTACGAACACGAACATCAATTCGCTCACTGGAATCACCAGGCAAATTACCATTTGTCAGACTTAAGGTTCCGAAACCACTTGCTGCAGATTCAGTTACAGTGTCACTAAGAACTCCGTTAATGAAAACATCAATAATAATTGTTCCACCACCAGAAATACCATCCCATTCATAACTTACAACACCATTTTGATAATTTAATCCTGTGGTTGGACCGTATCGACTTCTAATCCATGGGAAATAAGCAATTGTGACGTTAGTTACTTTATTAATACGAATTTGTTGTTGAATAAGATCATATGCAACTCTTTGATTACCTGGACCTAAGGGACCTATAAGAGAATTAATTGCACCAACAATGTTTTGTGGTAAACTACCATCAAGATCAGTTTGATTAGCAGCTGTACTATTAAATGGAATAGCAGCAGCAGTACCAAGAGCATCGAATGTAATAGTTCCTTGTGTACCAGCACTAGGTCCTGCAGCAATAACCACGTCTCCACCATTAGTACCACCTTGTCCAGCAGTTAATTCAAGATTTCCACCAGTTGTGGCACCTTGTCCAGAAGTTAAACTAATACTTCCACCAGATGCTCCACCAGTTGTACCGGCATCAATAGTAACATTTCCAGCAGTTCCAGAAACAGATGGTCCAGCATTAATATCAACATTTCCTCCTTGAGCAGTTCCAGTTCCAGCACCACCATTTAAGAATAAACAACCAGCAGTTCCTCCAGCGGCAGTTGCATTACCACCAGTAAGATCTACACAACCACCACTACCGGTAGCAGTAGAACCTCCAACAAGTGAAACATTTCCACCAGCACCACTGCTTGGGGCATTACCGCCATCAAGTGTAACAGCTCCACCATCACCAGTACCAACACCAGCAGCAGCATTAAGATCAATAACACCACCATTGGCATTAGTACCAGTACTAACACCAGCATTAAGTGTGATTCCTCCACCATTATTAGTTCCACCAGTATCATCACTACCACCAGTACCAGCATTCAATGTTACATCACCACCAGAAGTAGTTCCTGAACTGTTTCCAGCAGTTCCGATAATTGAACCACCAGCATTATTACCACTTTGAGCATCACCACTTGAAAGTGTAATTCCACCACCAATTCCTCCACTAGCTCCACCATTAGCTGCACTAACTGCAACACTACCACCAGCTCCAGAAGTTCCACCAACTCCAGCACTTACTGTTAAAAGACCACCAGCACCAATACCATCACCACTACCACTACTTAATGTAGCACCACCACCTGCTGCACCAGAACCAGTACCTGCATCACCTGCACCAATTAAAAGTGTACCACCACTTCCACCAGCACCTGTTCCACCAGTTCCAGCACTAATAGTTGTGTTACCTCCACTATTAGTGTCAGCACTATCACCTGCGCTCAAACTTAATGCACCACCACTTCCGGCAGCACTAACATCACCAGCACTAATAGTAACAGCCCCACCACTTCCATCAGTTGCAGTACCAGCAGTAATATTAACAGCCCCAGCGTTTCCACTTGTACCTCCACCATCTCCAGAAGTAAGTGTTAAACTACCACCAGCACCAGTTCCAGTTATAGTTCCAGCATCACCAGCATTAACAACAACAGCACCACCACTACCAGATCCACTGTTGGTAACACTACCCGCCTCAATTGTTACTGCTCCAGAACTTCCATTTGTTCCACCACCAATACCAGAAGTGATCTCAACAGCACCACCGGATCCATCAGTTGCACCACCGGATCCTGCATCAATATTGATAGCACCACCACTACCAGTTGTATTACCTGCACCAGCACTGACATTAATGTCTACACCGGGATTTGTAGCAGCAGGACCAGCATCTGAAGTAATACCACTACCAGTTTGAATGTTAATTGGTGTAGAACCAGTATCATTACCATTATTCAAAACAGAAGATAAATTCTGATTTGATTGAGAGAACTGTGACCATGCAAGTGCATCTGTACCAACAATAGCTGGATCATTAACTTGGATAAATCCAGAACCACCAAATGTATCACCAGATTGAACAAGTGTAAATGCATCATTAGCATCGTCTGTATTAACAAGATCAACACGTGTCAAGATCCAGTTTGTTGCACCTCCTCCACCATCGTTTGTGACTTCATACAAACCATTAGCATTATCAGATGGGGGACTTCCTGCACCTACATTTTTAACCAGAATTCTTGTGCCATTAACAATACCTCCACTAAGTCCAGTATCAAATGCAGGATCTCCATTAATATCTTCTGCTAAATTGGAAGTAATAGTTCCTGCACCATTGTTATAAACTGCATCAGCTGTTGGATCTGCGATAGTAGCAATATCAACTGGAGGTAATACATTAATACCAGTAGCAAGTTGTTCCGCAGCACCACGAGTAATATAATCGGAAGCATTGGGAAAACCAGCAAGTGTTGTAGGACCGTCACGAATATTGTTTCCATTCATATCGATCTCTCCATCGTAAACTGAATTAGCACCGACATAAATACCACCATCAATTTGAACTGCACCAGTTCCAGCACCAGTACTAGCAGTAGTATTTTGTACATCAAGTGTACTAGTAGTACTTAATGTAACATCATTACCAGCACTTACAGAAAGATCATCATTAATCTGAATTGTTGTTGTGTTTGATGCTGCGATCTCATCAGTATTAATTCCATCAGGGAAAAAATAGGACATTTATTTAATGTAATAAAAAAAAGAAATTTCTTTTGTAAGATAAATATGGACTTTTTCTTATTCGGTATCATTTTACTTATTGTTTTCGTTGAAAGTAGTTCATTAGTTTGTCTTAAAAAGTATGGGAAAGGAGAATCTAAATGGTTTTTGTTAATTGGGCTTATTGGTTACTTAATTGTTGCTTTGTTACTTTTGAAATTAACGCTTATTAATGATATTGGACTAGTTAATTCATTATGGAGTGTTATTAGTGTTTTATCAGTTATTGTTGCTGGAAAAGTATTCTTTGATGAAAAATTAGATGGAAAAGACATAGCAGCTATAAGTGTTGCGACAATATCAATAATTGCATTACAAATAAATCATTCTTCGGTATAAATACAATAGTTTTTTTATCGATAAATTACAAATGGATTCTACAGAAACTTCATTAATTATTGTTTTTATTATTTTGAGTTTAATAATTGCATTATTACCAAAAAAGGAATCTTAACCACTTTAATAAAAAAATTGATTAAATCATCTTTATTACTTACAAAATTTAAATGAACGTTGTAGGAAATATTAAACCTTGTGAACTTAATTATGATGAAATTGATTATTTAATCATTACCATAAAGGATGGTATTTCTAATGAAGAAATTGAAAGTATTATCAAAGAAGGATATAAAATAGGCATTCAAACAATTCATTTACCAACACAAAAAGCATTGATTCAATTCATATGTTCTCCTGAAGAGTTTGAAAAAAATATTTTATCCAAACATAATAATCAAAATGCCAAAGAAATTTATGATTATTATGCAAATAAAAAACTTCATTCCATAAGAGAATAAATAAACTAATTTTTTTATTGTTGAAAACTAATTGCAGTACCAAACAATTGTGGAGGAACAGGTCCTAATCCATCATTTTGCCCTCGTAAAATAAGTTTCGTATCCGCTACCGGTAAAGAGATATTAAATGTATAAGCACCTGTACCTGCAGTTGTCAATGTACCGATTACTGCAGCTGCTGTATTGTCAAAAACGTCTAAAGTAAGTTCTTGATCACCAATTTCAGCATAAAATGTGACACGTCCATCAGTTAGTGTGTTATACTGTGATTGATCCCATGCTAAATAAGCTAAGTTAACTAAAGTGGATTTATCAAGTACAATCTCAATTGCTGTTACACTAAAGGCAATCCTGCCACTTGTTCCTGCACCTCCAGTATTAGTGATTAAAATAGAATCCGGATTTTCTGTAATATTAATACCTACACCAGCTTCTAATGTACGGAATTCAAGTATAGTACCAACTTTTTGTTTATAAACTTCATTAAATCCACCGACGTTAGCAGCGTCAGTTACATCTCCTCCACCTCCTCCACCTGAACCATCATCCTGAACGAATTTAACTGGATCGACATTCAAAACAAGAAAAGGATCTTTATCATTAAACCAAAGCGTACATTCAAGTGTATCACCTTCGCTCACTAAAACTTTACTACTTCTTATATTAGGTTGAAAATCAACAGTTCGTGCCAGAACACTAGGACCGCTATTATCTAAAACTTGATACACTCCATTTTCAACTGGATTTGCTTGTTGTTGAAGCAAGACACGATCTAATATATTAAGTGCAACACCATCAATAACAATTGCACCTGGAACTGTTAAAATACCTAAATTGAATATACCCACAATATCTCCAGTAGCTGCGGCACGAACATTAAGAAGTTCGACAATGATATCGTCTGTTAATGCTTCAATAGTAGATCCAACACCAAATATATTTTTTGTTGTGCGTTGTATATAAGGATTTGCACCAAATATACTAACTGAATTACTTCCCATTCTTTATTTATGAAGGTAAAAAAGAAGACTGTAATTAATTACTCTTATATCTTTTTGGAATAAAAAATAATACTGATTTGTTTTTAAATTGAACTTCCTACTTCGAGACTGAAACACCATGGTAACCCTCTTGTATTATACAATCTCCGAATATCATTTGTTCTTAATTGAACAGTAAATTTTCTAGCACGACGTCCGGTTGTTCCAAGAAGATATGAGAAATTATAATCATTCTGGAAAAATGTATACGTATTTCGTGGTGCAGACAATGGAATTCTGTAAAATGTATCTCGTCCTCCTTGACTCTTGCTCTCAACCATAGGATATGAATCATGTGCATTGCTACTAAGATACAAGAAAACAGCTTTTTCGCCAGTTAAATTAATCTTATTAGGACTCAAAATCTCACCAATTGGTCCTCCAACACTAGTGTAGTTTGCAATATTGAATCCGAGAATTTGACGTGCACTTTGATTTAAAACAATTTCTTGTTCACTATCACCAGATGCTTGGCGAATTGAGTCGGCAAACTGTGCTGGTGGTGCAAACTTGAATTCATAAGGAAGTACTCCACCAGTGCCTTGAATTCTGAGTTGTCCATTAACAATACTGAAAGTATATACATTTGTAGTTGCAAGAGGAGTCACTAGATTAGTTAATTCCGTAATTAGTTTATTAGCATCATAGTCACCAACAGGAAGTTGAAGAGGATAGTCTGTTCCATTGTCTGTCAAGACAAATCCATTATTAAATTCATGGACATTAAAGTCACTAACAGGTATTTGTGCATCCAGAAGTTTGATATACAGAACATTTTTTAATTCATTGAACAATACAATTTGGAAATCACTCGCATCCGGATATCTAACAGGGTCTCTTTGATCGCTATCAATACTAATAAAATGTTTGGTATGTGGTGTATCGCGAAAACGGAAATTTTCAGACATTTCTTTATTTTATATGTAATATAAGAATATAACCGTCATGGACACAAAAACAGTTATTATAACGGTTCCTCATGCTACATGCCCAATGCGTGGCAATAAACATTTTTGTGATAATAGAGCAAAAGAATTTGCAAATCTTCTTCAACAAGCTTTATCGCAACGTGGACTAAAAGTTATATTATTAATTGCAAAAACATCGCGAAAAGAATGTGATATTAATAGACCAGAATGTAGAACCATGTCTTTTCGACCACGTTTAACAAAAATGTATTGTGGACTAAAAGCAGAAAAAAATAAAACTTGGATAATTGATTTACATTCTTATTTTCCAAAAAAGGATAATAATATCGATATAGTAATTCTTGATTTAGAGAATCGTGATAAAATACCTGCGAATGTGAATCAATTAATGAGGAGATTAAAAGAAAATGTGTCTGTAAAATTTTATGAAGGGAAGCTTTCAAATGATATATTAAGAGAATCTAGAGATTGGGGATTTATGAATAGTATATTAATTGACATAAATGAAAAAATTTCGGGAAAAATGTTAAAAAAAACAATAACAACTATTGTTGATGTTATTAAACCTATTGATGATTCTTGTAGCATTATGTAAATAGTTTATTGGTATAAAGGAATATAATAAGGAGTGATTCCATTAATATTAATTTCTAACCAACTATCTGGATCGGTTGGTAAAGATTCTGCTGTACCGGTTCCAGTTAATCCAGGAGTATCAGTAATTGTGGTGTTAATTCTATGAACATCAGTGCTACCATTAGTTCCTAAAGTAACAGCACCATTGATTTGTAAAGTATTATTAGCGAAATCACCATCAATAAGAGGTTCATTTGTACCAGTACCAGTGTTATCAATCATTAAACGATCATTTGTACCATTAGTAACTCCGGCATTTCTTCCAATTAAAAGACAATTTAATCCAGTAGCACTATTTCCAGCACCATTTCCGATATAAATATTAGCAGATTCCGTTGTATTGCCTAATCCAGCATTTTGACCAATAAATATATTGTCTTGTCCAGTTGTATTTCCACTACCAGCACTAGTGCCAACAAATGTATTATCAGAACCAGTATTATTACTAGAACCAGTATCAGTTCCAATAAAGGTGTTATTAGTTCCTGTTGTAAAGAGTCCGACATCAACGCCAATAAATGTGCTATTTGCTGGAGGAATACCAGTATTACGTCCTAAACTTGTTGAGCTGGCAAGAGTTTTAATTGTAGCTCCTTGGAAATTTCCACCATCATCAATTTCTATAGTAGAGTTTTGAATTAGTTTTCCTGTTGTTCCATCAAATCGAGCAATAGCATTATCAGTACTGGCTCCAGGACCAACAACATCTCCAGGTCCTGGATCATCCATCCAAACTGCATTTGTTGCTCCAGTAGCGATAAGAATCTGACCAGCAGTTGGTGCAGCACTAGTACTTACATCAACAGGATTAGCTGAAGAATTAAGAAGATGTGTGGCACCAAGACCAGCACCTTGGATTGGTTGAATTACAATACCGGGAGAAGTAGAACAAAGATTATCAGCAATCAAACATGTACTGGCACGCACTGTGTTTCCAAAGAAAACACCAGTTCCAAAACCTAAAAATGTCGACATTATTATACATTAACAATCGAAAAAAAAGATAGTATAATAACTTAAACATCAAAGAATTCAATCTTTTTATCTATTCCATTAACTTTAACAGTAATATATCCAGCACTCGCTCCTGCTGCTCCCGCAACAGTTGTTCGAAAATCAACAACATCACTTCCTCCAATAGTTCCCAATTGAACATCACCATTTAAAATAACATTTCTTGAAGAGAAATTTCCATCAATAAGTGGTGCATTTGTAGAAGTGTTATCAATCATTAAACGATTACTTGCAAAATTTATAAGTCCAGCATCATGACCAATTAAAACACAACCACTTGCTGATGAAGATTGTCCTGCACGATAACCAAGAAAAGTGTTATCAGATCCAGTTAAATTTAAGAATCCAGCTCTATTACCAAGATAGACATTATTATCACCATCAGAATTTCTATTTCCTGCTCCTTCACCAATAAATGTATTATTATTTCCATCTATATTAAATTCTCCACTTTCATTACCAACAAAAGTATTGTTTTCACCAATTGTAGTAGCTGTTCCTGCGTCAGTACCAATAAATGTATTATCGACTCCAGTAGTTATTGCAACACCGGATCGAGTTCCCAAAAATGTGTTATTAACACCACTTGTAATGGCATTACCAGAACTAGAACCAACAAAGGTATTATCCTGTCCAGCGGTACTTTGTCCAACATTAACACCAATGTTGGTTTCTGTTGCAGTCAATCGAATATCATCATTACTGATACTACCCTCCACAACTAAATTTCCTGTAATTGTAACAGTATCATTAGGTTCGAGTGGAGCAATAAAATCTGTTAGTACTTCAGTACTAGCACGCACTGTGTTGCCGAACAATACACTTGTTCCGAGTCCAAGAAATGTTGCCATTTATAAACTATAAAGTGAAAAAAATGAAAATTTATTTACTATATAAAATATACACTAGTAATGATTTCTGGAGCTTGTTACGTAAGTGATGATTCTGACCCAATTTACGGAAACTTTGATGATAAAACGTTTTCAATAAAGGCAATATTAACGACAGGGTGTTTTAATTATAGAACACTCAGTATCGGGAATTTCAAAAACGTAAATGATGCCAAAAATTGGGCATTAAAATGCAAAAAGGCATGGATTACCACTTTAATAGGACAAAATGCTAATTATAGAAAAAAATTAATCATTCCACAAATTAACATTCTGATTACGCAATGATCCTTATTTAAGAACAAACACAAAATAGAATAACCAGTATTGCTAATACTAATATAATTCCCTTACCTTTCAAAAGACTACCTCCTTTTTGTAATCTTCGTCGAAGTTCATTTATTTGATCTTCAGTCAATTTTGGTGGTTCTTCTTGTCTTGAATAAGCAAATATTCCACCACCGAGTGCTAAAACAATACCAATAGCAATGGCAATGACAATCCAATTTGTGCCTCCACCTTTAGTCTCAGCCTTAGTCAAATTTTTTATTTTAGCAATAAGATCTGCTACAGCCTCAAATGCACACATCTGTTCCGCACTACCAGCTTGTGAAAATTTAAAGTCATAAATATTACTTTCAGTAGCATTAACAACAACATCGCCTCTGATGTTATTAACATTAACATTTCCACATTCTTGAATTTGCTTTTGTTCAAGTAACGTTTTAGCCTCACTAATTGCAACACTCATTTCTGGACTTAGAATTCCTCCACTTTCTGTGATAGCTTCAGTTTCTTGGATTAAGTCAGCTAATTTTTTCTGCAAACCATTAAATACTTGTTGCAAACTTGCAGTACATTCCTGTGTTACGAGAACACCGCGGGCTGTAGTTTTATCAAATGTTAGTTTAATATCACCAGTTATATTTTGACAACTTACATTTCCGCCTATCTGTCTTTGTTCCTGAATAATATCATTAACAACATCACTTTTACTTACACTCAGACTAGGTGATAAAACATTACCCATTTATTTACGTAATGAAAAATAATTTACTGAGTTTTCTTTTTTCGCATTATCAAGAAAACTAAGATAATAGATAAAATAATTATAGTAGCACTTCCACCAATAAGTACATTAGTGCTAATACCGAGTTGATTAGCAGTTTCGTCAAGGAATGTTGGAATTTTGACACCACTGTTGTCATTACCGTTACCATTTGTAGGTCCATTACTGTTACTAGGTCCATTTGTAGGATTTTGTGCTTCTTCTAACTTTTTTTGCACCTCTTCAGCAAATTCAGATCCACATTGTTGTCTAATGGCTTTTAAATCAATATTACTGTCAGTTCCAGTAATAGTAATATTCCCAATGCTACAATTAACAATATCAGGACAATTTAATGTTCTTTGTCTTTTAATTCTATAAGCCTGTGGATTGCCAGCACAACGTACATCAACACATTCTGGTGGTCCAAGAAGTTTAGTTTCTTTATACATATCTTGTGGTAATAAACACCCACATCGTGGATCTTTTTGTCCTTCCTTAGTGGCACAATAATTTCGCACAACAGTATCGCATTCATCATTTTCCCAACACCAATTTGGATGGCATTTTGATTCAGAATCAAGTTTACCAAGACAACAATCAAGTTTATTTTTAGAACTATATACACGTTCATACTTCTTACGATATCTTGGAACCTTCTTAATAAAATCACCAAAGCAATATTTTATACATTCAGTAGGAGCTTTAACAATACCAATTTCTCTAAATCCCGAAGGAGCTTTTTCTTTTTCTATTAAATCATCTCTTTTTGAGTTACAATATACTTTTGAATACTTGATATCAGTTTTGTATGTACGACAAGAATCGATTTTTGAACCAGTTGTATATCCCGAATCACAAATACCCATTTATTATAGTATTCGTTTTTTTATTGGAGTAAAATATAATATGAAATTTGGAACTGCACTTTCTTATGGCATTGCAAGTATTCTTATTGCTGCTGTCACATTTTTTGGAACATATGTTGCAGTAGATATTAACAAAAAAGAAGGTATAAGAACTATTGTTAGTATTGTAATTGTTGGTTTCATTGTGTCTGTACTTTGTGTCGCATGGTTTTTATCAACATTTAAATGCCCAACGTCCACGGAAGGATTTACACCAAATAGTCTCGCTAGTCTAGAATCTTACATCCAAAATACAGAGATTTATAATAAACAACAAATGTACGCTTTCTTGAACGAAATTGGGAATCGTTTCAGTAACCAAGGTAGTCCAGAAGAAAAACCATATGGTGTATTAATTCAAGGATTTTCTTCTTGGCTACAGAAAAATCCGGAACAAGGAAATGATATGTTGAATGCTTTAAGTGATTTAGTTGGTATACCAACAGAAACTGCATCTAATATTGCCAGAGAATATGCAAACCAAACTGGCTTATCGCAAGAAAATACTGGCGTTTTAATCAACATAATTGCATACAACATTGTTAGAACAAGAGTTGAAGCTATTGAAAATTTCACAAATGAAGAAGAGGCTAATCTTATTCAAGTAGTTCAATCAGCTTACCTTGGCGAAAATACGGATCTTTTGAAATTTATGAAAGAAATCGAAAGCCTTTACCAACAAAGTAGTGATCCAGAAGATAAAGAAATAGCCAATCTTTTAGGTCCATTCATCGTTTATCTTACAATGCAACCAACATCTGCCGTCGCCATACGAAATGCATTAAATTACACCAGTGGTAATCCAGAACTTGCTATTACAACAGCTGTTACGCGATTTGCTAATATGGCTAATATCGATACAGCTGAAGCTAACAAATTACGCAATGCTATAATAAATCATATTCTTAAATCTCGTCATGGTGCTATTTCGTTAGAATTTGTTCCTCATGGTGCTGGACCAACCGGATTACGAGAAACATTTAGTACCTCAGAAAAAAATGAGCTTTCGCGTATGGTAAAAACAGCATACATAACAGATAATCGATCTGCTGTTAATTTAATGAGAAAGGTTGGTATTTTCTATCAACAAAATGGTGAAAAGAAAATCGGAAAAGAGATAATTGAAATGGTTAAATGGCTTGAGGCTCATCCAAAAGAACAAACTCTACTTAAACGAGCTCTTACTCTTCCACGCAGTAATCCGGCATTCACATTGAACTCTCTTATTGTTCAATATACTGAATTCAATGACAAATCATTTGAGATTAAACATCAACTTAATGGTGTATTAGTATATGATCTCGTCCAAATGCGTCATGGACCTCGATACTAAAAAAATTGATACATTTGTATACTTTAAAATTATTGCCAATGGATATTAAAGAAGCGGCATTAAATGGACAATACGAACTATTTATATGTCTTGAAAAGAAAGGAATAATTCATTGGGAATCCATCATCATGAATGCGGCTTTGGCTGATAAATGGAATAGCGTTTATTGGTTAATCAAAAGAGCTGAATCAAAAGGACATAAACTCTCGTGGAATGCTATGCTTTACAGTGCTGCATTCAATTGTCATGAATCTTCGATAAAATATTTTATCCAAAAAGGTGGTTTACCAATGTATGGAAGAAGTGGGGCAGCAAGTGGATTGACAAAAGAAGGTATTACAAAAAAGGAAAAAAATAAGTATAAAAGAATACTGAAAATGTTATCAGGTGTCACTACCTAATTTATTTTTTGTGAACTTCAATTCAAAACCAAGTAATATAACACCATTGTTGTATGTATCTGCAACATTATTTCCTTCGCGGAAAAGACGACCAAGAATAATAGCTTGGAAATTGGATAATACAAATGGTGGTAATTCTGTCACTATATGTTCATATCTCGTACCGCTAGCAGCAACAGTAACAGTACTAATATTGCTGTCTGGATAAACAACACCTGGATTAGCTGTGCTTGTTTCGAGACACCAAACGATGTCACCCACGTCATCTGTAGATGGCATCCAATGAATAATTGGAGTAATATTTTTTCCTTCTTGGTATGTTGCATTAGGATGAATATTAAAGAACAATTCATTTATTTCATTTGGTTGGAAAAACCACGAAATGACACCTACACTTGGTGATGCATCAAGTATAAGTCCAGGACCGAATGTACAATCATGTGTTCCGTCATTTTCATTAGGAGAATAGTCAATTAATTCTGTTGCTGTTCCATCATTATTACAATGATAACCAGCCATCAAATCAGTTGTGTCTGTATTGACACTACCTTTTCCATTGTTGTATCTGTCTTCTACTTCATCTGAAGTTAAAGCTTTACTCCAGAAATTAATTTCATCTAATCCACCATTATAACTTTTATTTCCAGAAGTATCTTTATCACAAATATATAAAGGTGATGTTGTATTATTCAGAGTTCCACTAAATGTTCTATCTGTGTTTGGAACACCATTTACATAAATAGTCATTGTTTTATCAAATGAATCCATTACACAAGCAATATGAACTCTTGTATTTCCTAAAATAAGATTTCTATCAGTATTAAGGTTTGATGCACCTCTATGAGACCATTCAAGTCTATCAAATCCTCTTCTCCATTTAATATCAAATGTATTTCTTTTACTAAAGACAAATTGTTGATTTGGACCAGCGTTTGGATTTGGTTTCATCCAGAATTCAAGAGTATAAGAACTACTAAATACCATGCTTGCACTGTTAGGAATTTCTACACGTTGAAATGCGGTAGCATCTGAATACAAACCTAAATCATTAACAACAATACTTCCATCATCAACAACCTTTGTTAAAGTAGGTTTTCTTCCACCAGCATCAGAAGTACCGAAAAGATCGATTTGTTGAATATCAAAGACAGCCGCAGTTCCAAAGAATTTATCACGTGCCTTGATATCATTAATATTGAGTGCCACTTTAGAATCATCCGCAATAATCATTTTTGCTTCATCAATCTTTGTGTTTCCTAAACGAAAAGAAACAACATCAGCCGCAACATTAATATCAGTTGCACAATTAAATGTATTAATATTAGTACCTTCAACTTTAGCACCAGTTCCTGCTAAAATACCAGTGGCACAATTAAAAATTTGACATGAAGATAATTCACTTGTGCAATTGGTTAAATCAAAAGCAGTGCCACAGTCTTCAATAATAGTATCAATAAGTCTTACTACTCCTGTATCTTCAGCCTTTATACCGGTACCACACAATCTTACAAGAACAGTTGTAGTTCCAATTTGTCCAGTATTTCTTGCCAAAGCAAATACATTAAGACCACCAGGACTTCCTGTTGTGACAAGACGCATAAAACTCCCTGGATTTTCGCATAAAACTCCAGTATAACAACTGAAAATTTGACACCATAAAAGTGTTGCATTTCCTGGGGTGTTTCTAACAAATCCACATGCATTTGTAGCTCCACTAACCATAAGTCGATCAATGATAGTAACACCAGGTTGAAATTCTATTACATTCTTATTTGGATCAGTAATAGCTAACACAACATTAGCATTATCAGCAGTGAAATCAACATAACCTGGCCACATCAAAGTGTCATTAATGAGATATGTACCAGGACTACAACGAATTAATACTGAATTTCCTGGAACAGGATTTAAGGATATAGCATGAGCCAAAGCGTCTGGGAAGTTATCAAAAAGTCCACCGCTTTGGGCAATTGTAACAACACGTTCTGGATTTGCGGAACCAAAAAGAACGCCACTTACGTTTCCTTCAAGATTTCCAATAATTTTGTCATCTTTAATTTTAACATCACATATACTAACAGGATTACTTGATCCCCTTGGATAAGATTTAATAACATTTGTATATAGAACTTCTGAAACATAAACAGTGTTGCCGAAAAAAACACTATTTTCTCTTTGAAAAACGTTTGACATCTATATAATTACTGAAGTAAAAAAAGATTAATTACCCTAAGTGTCACTACCTAATTTATTTTTTGTAAATTTCAATTCAAAGCCTAAAACTGCAACACCCTCAGAAAAAGTATCTGCAACATTTGAACCATCACGGAATAGTCTACCTAAAATAATTGCACGAAAATCACTAAGTGTAAATGATGGAAATTCAGTAATTATATGTTCTTTGATTGTTCCATTTGTGCTTATTGTTATTGTATCTATAGTACTATTTCCGTACGATGCACCAGGATTTGCTGCACTTCTTTCTAATCCCCATACTATATTTCCCACATTATTACTTAATGGCATCCAATGAATAATTGGAATAATATCCTTTCCTTCTTGATATGTTGCATTAGGATGAATATTAAAGAACAATTCATTTAATTTGTCTGATTGAAAAACCCATGAAATTAAACCAATGCTTGGTACTGTATTTAATATAAGTCCTGTATCGAATGAACAATCATGTGTACCAGTATTTCCATTACCAGAATAATCAATTAACTCTGTAGATGTTCCAGTATTATTACAATGATAACCCGCCATAAGATTAACAAGATCTGTATTTTCTAATCCGTTTCCACTATTATATCTATTTTTAACTTCTGATGCTGAAAGAGTTTTGCTCCAGAAATTAATTTCATCAAGAGCACCATCGAAATTGTGATTACCTGGATTATTAATATCGAATAAATAAATATCTTCATTATTACTTGTTAACGTACCACTAAATGCTGTAGAATTATTAAATTCACCATTAACATAAATTATCATTTTTTTATTAATACTATCCATTACACATGCAATATGTATTCTTGAACCTTCATAAATACTATTACCATCACTTGTAAGAGTTGTAATTTTTTGATGTTCCCAATAAAGTGTTTCTCTATTTCTTAACCAACTTATTTCAAATGTGTCTTCTTTTGTAATTATATATTGTGTATTTGAACTACCAGAATCAGTGCGCATCCAAAATTCTATTGTATAGTCATTATTAAATACCATACTTGCATCATTTGATATTACAACTTTTTGATCCAATTTTGAATTTGCAACAATTGCCAAATCACTACTTACACCACCACCATTATCTACAACTCTTGATAATGTTGGTTTATTTCCACCAGCATCAGATGTACCAAATAAATCAACTTGTTGAATATCGAAAACAGCAGCTGTACCAAAGAATTTATCTCTTGAAAATGCATCATTAATATTGAGACTAACTTTTGATTCATCCGCGATAATCATTTTGGTTTCATCAATCTTTGTGTTTCCTAAACGAAAATATGTAATATCTGCAGCAACATTGATATCTGTTGTACATCCAAAAGCATTAAAATCAGTACCTTCAATTGAAGAATCAGTTCCTGCCAAAATACCAGTGGTACAATTAAAAACTTGACAAGAAGACATTTCCGAAACACAATTTGATAAATCATACGCTGTTCCACAATCTTCTATAATAGTATCAATCAATCTAACTATACCATTTGCATCAGCTTTTATTGCTGTTACACAATTACGTGCTAAAACAGTTGTAGTTCCAATTTGTCCTGAATTTGTTGCACGTGCGAATACATTAAGACCACCAGGACTTCCGGTTGTGACAAGACGCATAAAACTACCTGAATTTTCACAATGAATGCCAATATCACAATTAAAGACTTGACACCATAAAAGTGTTGCATTACCAGATGTATTTCTAACAAATCCACATGCACTTGTAGCACCTGTTACCATCAATCTATCAATAATACAAGTACCATTCTGGAATTCTATAATATTCTTAGTCGGATCTGTTATAGCAATAATAACATTGGCATTGTCAGCTGTGAAATCAACATAACCTGGCCATGCCAAAGTATCATTAATAACATATGTCCCAGGACTGCACTTTATAATAACTGAATTACCAGAAACAGGGTTCAATGTAATAGCATGAGCTAAAGCGTCTGGGAAGTTATTAAACATACCACCACTTTGTGCAATACTGATAACTCGCTCAGGATTTGCAGAACCATAAAGAACGCCTGTTATATTATTATCTTTGACTGTAACATCACATATATTAACTGTATCACCCGAATATGGTTTAATTAAATTTGTATCAACTTCATTCGAAACTGTAATTGTCATACCCTCTAAAAGGTCGTTACTTATTTCATCTAATCTAAACATTATGTCTTCTATAATATCAATTAAAAAAAAGATTGGTTATAATTTAGTTGTCACTACCTAATTTATTTTTTACATATTTAAGTTCTGCACCAAGTAAAGCTACAGAACCAGGATATGTGTCACTAGCATTAATACTTGCTCTGTATAATCGACCCATAATAATAGATCTATAATCGGTAACAGTAAATGCAGGCAATTGTGTACTAAGATGTTTTAATGCTGTGCCATCGACAGAAGTAACGCCAGTAATTACTTGTGTTACGGGAGTAGCACTACCTGGTTCTGCCACAGTATATTCAAATGCCCACATAACATCACCCAAGTCAGCAGTCTTAGGTGCCCAATGAATAATTGGATAAATGTTTTCCCCATCTTTATAACCAGCATCAGGATGTAAATTAAAGAATAACTCATTATCAAGGTCTGCATTAAAATGATAAGCAAGTACTCCTGTGGTTGCATTTGTTGTAGCATTAACCAAACCTGGTACATAATCAATAGTGCCATTATGAGTACCATCAAGACCATTAGGACCATAATCTTCTGCAGTTGTACCAGAACCTTCATCAAAATGATATCCCATAATAAGATTTGTCGTATCAACATTAACTATTCCATTTCCATTATTATATTGTGTGCTAATTTCAATTTGATTTAATGGTTTGTCCCAGAAATTAATTTCATCCATTTCACCTTCAACTGCATAATACACATTAGGACTCCATCTATTTCCAATAGTCATTGGAAATGCACCATTTGTTGGATTGCCTGTAAATGTACGGTTTGAAACAAGAGTTCCATTAATATAAATGTTTGCTTCCTTAGTTGTATTATCGTATGTTAATGCAATATGTTGACGTTTTCCATTAATAAGCGCACTACTTGGAGTAGAAAAACTACCAAGCCCAGGAATACTGACATACAGAGTACCATTGTATTTATAATGATAAATATCAATAGAATTTCGTCTACTAACATACCAATTATAAGAACTAATACCGCTACTGTACGGAACTGTCCAGAAATCAATACTGAAGTCACCACTGAAATCCATAGCTGCATTATGAGGTATGGTAATACGAGGATTGCTACTTGAAGTAAATTGTAAAGCATTACCAACTGGTGTATTATTTCCATCATCTTGGAAGATTGATAACATAGGTGCTTTAGTTCCAGCAGCTCCTGCACCGAAAAGATCGATTTGTTGAATATTAAACATTGTAGCACCACCGTAATATTTATCACGACCTTCAATATCATTGATATTAAGACTGACTTTGGATTCATCCCCAATAATAAGTTTGTTTTCGTCAATCTTTGTGTTTCCTAAACGACAAAAATCAACATCTGCTGCAACATTAAGATCAGTAGTACAATTAAAAGCATTATATTCAGCACCTTCAACATGAGCATCTGTACCAGCATTAATTCCGAGCGTACAATTAAAAGCATGACATGATGATAATTCACTTCTACAATTAGTAAAATCGAAAGCAGTGCCACATTCTTCCATAATAGTATCAATAATTCTTAATTTACCGGTTCCATCACCTTTAATTCCAACTACGCAATTACGAACGAGAACTGTGCTTGTGGCTATTTCACCTCCATTTGTTGCAGATGCAAATACATTAAGACCACCAGGACTTCCGGTTGTGACAAGACGCATAAAACTTCCTGGGTTTTCAGAGCGAATTCCAGTATCACAACTAAATACTTGACAAAATAGTAGTGTAGCATTACCAGGTGTATTTTTAACAAATCCACATCCAGTGGCTGCACCACTAACCATAAGTCTATCAATGATAGTAACACCAGCTTCGAATTCTATAATATTCTTGGTTGGATTAGTAATAACGAGAATAACATTAGCATTGTCAGCTGTGAAATCAACATAACCTGGCCACATCAAAGTGTCATTAATAAGATACGTACCAGGACTGCACCTAATAATAACTGAATTACCTGCAACTGGGTTTAAGGAAACAGCATAAGCTAAAGCGTCTGGAAAATTATTGAACATACCACCGCTTTGTGCAATACTGATAACGCGCTCAGGATTTGCAGAACCATAAACGATACCTGTTACGTTACCTGTTACGTTACCTGTTACGTTACCTGTTACGTTACCCGTCAAATTTCCAACTACATCACCATTAATATTACCGTTTAAATTACCATTTAAGTCACCTGTTACATTTCCTTGAAGATTTCCAATAATAATATCATCCTTAATTTTAACATCACATATACTAACAGGATTACTCGATCCCCTAGGATAAGATTTAATAAGATTAGTATATAGAACTTCCGAAACATAAACAGTGTTGCCGAAAAAAACACTGTTTTTTCTTTGAAAAACGCTAGACATTTATAAATAATAGTGAGATAAAAATCAGTGACTATTTACATAATCATTGAAGGCTGGTAACTGAAAAACTGTTTGCAACATTTCATCATGTCCAAGAACAAATGGCAATTTTTGTTTATTGTATTTGAGATAACCAGTTTTAACATCGCGTTTCAAGTCTCTCAAAGGAACATGATAAAACTTTTTGATTTCCTCACTAGGTTTAGGAATTCCAGTGGTTGTAGCAACAAATACTGTACGTAAGACATGAGCACGTATATCATTCTCTACTCGATCAATAACAGCCAATGGTGTTAAGTCCTTCAATTTAGTTAAACTAATATTGGTTTCTTCATGTAGTTCCTTTTTAGCTGCCGAAATCAAATTAAGATCGCCACCTTCTTTAGTGATCTTTGGATCACGTGCTCCACTCTTTTCAAAATGACCACCAGGAATTACAGTAACTCCGGCAATGCGTTTTGGTTTGCCATCAATAGGGAACACTTTTTCCCACCATCCCAACAAAACATGCCATTCTCCACCAATTTTGTGCAACAAAACAATATCCACTGTCACAAAAGGACTACGTTGTTCTTGACCCTTCCATTTAGTTGTTAATTTTTTGGCTTTATTCTTTTCCGCTGCTGTGTAATTTGGCTTGTAAACTAGGGATATAGGAGCAACTTTGAGTGTTTTTCCTTTTACCTTTATTGAATCCATTTATATATTTAAAAAAGAAAAATATATCATTTTCATTTACGAAACGGTATTATTTCTGTTTAGTTATGTCATCCAGTTTAATTCCTTTCACTCCAGCAAGATATCTCGCTGACTTCTGATCATTATTTTTTATGCTTCTTTTGGCTCCTTTATTAATCAAGTATTGTAAAATTTGTAACATATGTTGTCTATTTGGTTGTTGCATTGTATAATGTAATACAGTATTACCAAGGAAATCCTGTTTATTAATGAATTCTTTGTCTTTGTCAATGTTATCAAGAATCACTTTAATAATTGAAACAATATTTTTACTATCACGTGTTACAGCAATATGCAAAACCGTTCTACCGAGATTATTTGAGTGTTTAATATCTATTTTATTCTGAGTAATAAGATATCTTATTAAATCGGGATTGTCAGATTCAATAGCATACATTAATACAGAATCACCATCATTATTAACAGCATTAATGTCTGCACCAGAAGACAATAATAATTTAACAATATCAACTCTATTTTTTTGTACAGCTTTCATTAAAGCAGTTTCTCCGTCATTATTTTTATGACCTACATTCAGTTTACGTCTTTGTGCAGTCAGAAGATATTTAATAAGTGGAAGACTACCATTTTCAATAGCATAAAACAATGCATTGTTTCCAAATTGGTCGGTTGTTTCAATATTGGCACCTTGTTTATCAACAAGAAACCTAATAATATTCATATTAGGGTTTTTACTAGCGGCATTTGTAAGTAATGCTGTTTTGTCATTATCATCTTTAAACTCAATTGTCTTGGCAGTTTTTGGATTTTCAAATAACTTTTTAACTATTTGTTCATTACCTTCTATGGCTGCGAGAATTAACGGTGTTTGGTTCTTGTACTTGATATCAGTATTTGCTCCCTTATTAATTAAAATAGATATAACCTCATTTTTTCTTGGATTATCTGATTCAAATGCTCGAATTAGTGGAAATTTTCCGTACATATCCCTTTTTTCTAAAGAATCTAATGCACCAAACGCAAAAAGTAATTCTATAACTTCTGGTGAATCTTTGTAATTAGATTGCGAAGCAACATGAAGTGGGGTATTAAGAAATTTATCTTGTTGTTTTACTATTGAATCACCACATTTATTAAGAATCATTCTTGTAATTTCAAGTGTATTGGGATTTTTGGATTTTAGGATATTTAATAATGGGTTTTCTTTATTTTTGCTTGTTTGACAATGATTATATTCCATATTATCAAGTAAATATTGTATGAAATTAGGTGTTGTGTTATTAAGTGCAGTTGCAACACTTAGAAGCGATTCTCCAGCCTTATCATCAGGAATATGATCAAGTTTAATTCCTGCTTTGATTAGACAATTCAAGAGATCTTTTTTATGTTTCTCACTTATTTCAATGTCACCAACTATATTATATTTAACAGTATGTGCTTTAGCCTTTTGTGTTGGAGTAAAATTAAAAAGATAAAGTCTTTTACAAAAAGAATCAATTAATTCATCTGGATTTCTTGGATTTTTCTTGATACTAGACCATGAAAAATTCATTTATTTATTCCAAGATTATTCTACCTTATCTTTTTTAGTTAATTGATTTACAAGTTTCTTTAATTCAGATTCTACAAAATCAAAATTCTTGTAAACAGATTTTGTAGAATAATTTATCAATGGTACAAAATCTGTTGAAAGATGTGCACAATCAAATCCTACTTTTTCATGATCTCCCCACGTAATGTCGCCATGAATATGTTTAATTTTGGATACATCAATATATTTGTCAATAAAAACGTATCCACAAAGATGTCCCATTGAAACATTGCGTCGAATCAAACATTTATAATTCTTGTAAAAGAATTCTTTTTCATTACCATTTTTGATTAAATCTTGGTAATAATATTCAAATTGAGGACAGTCAATGGTTACTTGGAATTGTTTTGGTATTTTTTCGAGATCGTACTTTGTCATTTTGTGATAAAAAAAGATAATAGTTCAATTTTTTTCAAGTAATTTTACAATTTCTTTATGCTTACGACTAGTTGCATATAGTAGAGCTGTTGCTCCACTATTGTCTTGAATATTTACATTAACACCACCAGCTTTAATAAATAGTTCAACAGTTTCTTTATGACCATAAAGACTTGCTAAGTGTAGAGCTGTCACGCCAGTATTGTCTTGAATATTTACATTAACACCACCAGCTTTAATAAATAGTTCAACAGTTTCTTTATGACCATAAAGACTTGCTAAGTGTAGAGCTGTCACGCCAGTATTGTCTTGAATATTCACATCAGCACCAGCTTTAATCAAGAGTTCAACACAGTCTTTATTACCACGATTACTTGCTAGGTGTAGAGCTGTATTATCAAAACAATTTTGAATATTTACATTAGCACCAGCTTTAATCAAGAGTTCAACACAGTCTTTATTACCACGATTACTTGCTAGGTGTAGAGGTGTAAGATTATCCTTGTCTTGAATATTTACATTAACACCGCCAGCTTTAATCAATAGTTTTATCAATTTACTGTATCCTTTACTAGCAGTATCAAACCATAAATTACTTGAAGACCAAATCAATTCTATTTCTTCTGTACTTAAGTTGTATAAGTTCAATAGACAACTGAACTTTGACTGACTCTTTTGAGTCAAGAAAGAGAATGTGTTGTACCAAAGCTCGTTAGGTAAATTCATTTTGTTGAATAAAAAAAATAAAATTAATCAGTTTTTTTATTCACTTGACAGAATCAATTAAAGATTATCCATAATATCATCAATCTGTTCTTCTGTTGCACCATATGCAGATTCATCAATAATCAATTTCGATGCTCCAGTTCCGCCCATAATTGCTTGACCAAACATAACTCGTGCAGAAACACTTCTCATATTATCTTCTTCTTGGTTCATGGACGCAATCTTTAGTTGTTCAACTGTTTCCTCGAATGAACTTTTACTAATAGGCGATTTATCAAGTCTGTTAAATCCGTGACGACTAATTGCTGTTAAGTCACCAGTATGTGTCATGATGTCAACAAGTAATGCTAGATGATGGTAATTAACATATGTCCCATTAAATGTCAGCACTTGTCTAATCTCTGTTAATAACGTTCTTCGTGCTGCTTCAATACCAAATACATTGTAAACTTCAAGAACATCGGTAGATCTAGTCTTGACAATATCTACACCAGGATGTTTCAATACTTGAACTAAATTTGTTCCGTCAGTATCAAGGTAATATTGATTACTTGTGACTACTTCACCTGTTGATTTATCGAATTCTTTAACTTTATGTTCTCTAACTTGAACAGATGTTAGTTTATCAATTCCGCGCAAAACTAGATCATTCATTAATCTATCTTTTTGTTTCAAGACTTGATCTACGTTTCGTGGATTTTTGTCTGAAAGATTAGCAACAACAAGATGTACTCGCAAAATAAGCGTCGGTGCATTGTCATCAGTTGTGACCGCGAAGAACTCTGGGAAACTATTGAGTCTTCTGCGAATAATATTCATTCTCATTTGATTGTAAACCATCTTTGTTCTGTTAAGTTCGAATCTGATAACCCAATGACTTAATGTACCAGGTTGTTTCAACCCAATAGTGTACTTAAAGTAATCGCTAATGAATTTTCTATCTTCTTCGATATTAGATTTATTGATATCAGGGTCATAAATTACTTGCACTTTGTCTACGAATTCATGTAATTTAGTATTTCTCAATTGATTCTTAATTGCTTCTGCTTGTTGTTTATTGCCCGAATCCTTGATATTAATAATAAGGAATGGATTCTTCTGTTTCTTTGATACATCGATAAGTTCTCGCAAGCGAGGAACACCAGCAGTAATATTGGATTTAGCTGCGACACCCGAAAAATGAACTACAATTTGTGGAATAATTCCACAAATATATACTCTAACTTTCATTAGAGAATAGACTATGTCTTAAGCCTTCATTGAAGATGACTAATCTCCTCAGACCAACCACCGTTTAGTCGTTGAACCTTCTCCATATCCTTGTCAAACAATCTTTGATTGTGTTTTCGGACTTAGGAGCTTGGCTGCAAATCGCCCAATCCTTAGAATTGTTACTACAAGTTTTCATTATAAAAACCTGGATGCTTTAGCATCTACCCAGGGCTATTAACTCGGGTGCCTACTCACGATTTCTCATGAGAGGTAGTATCTAAGGCTCTAAGGGTGTTCTTGCAATTTGATGGTTTTGCAGTTGATGTTATTATCAACCACTAGGTGAAGTATACACAATGTGTTGACTCATACTTACTGTTTATCCAGAACTTAGTGAGTCACAGTTCTGGCAGTCACCTTTTCAACGCCCCATTGACGTATTTAGTGTCAGCTGTGTACTGGGTTCTCCCAAACTTTGGGATGCCACTGCACCAACCATTTCTCCTGGTTGGACAATAGCATTCATAAATTTCAATTCAATTTGATTTAGTATGTAATGGAATGTTGTCTTTGTTAAATTATATTCAACAATAACCCGTTTAGAACTAAACATAGACCTAATCAGAATTCGCAAAAACGTCACTGCATTATTGTAATTATCTTGAACTTCCAAATTAGCTCTCAGTTGATTGCTAAAGATTCTTGGAAGTTTCTTATTCAGTTCTTTTACTTTTTCAATAACTTC